AAGCGATCACTCGCCATGTTTGAGATCATGTCCCACATTGTTTTGTATCCTCCAGTTCATACGCTCCACAGTGTCGTCTCTGTCCACTACTGGTTGCAGTGTTGTATTTAACTGTTTGGAACTACAAATCCAATTAATAACTCCGTGCTGTGGTCCAAATACGTCCACAGTTTCATGTTTAAAATTATTTGGGTTGAATGTTGGAACAGGCAACCAATACATGTAGTAGTCAAATATAGTTAAGTAATCATATATCTTACTATATGCTGTTTCATCCTGCATTTCTATAAGCATGTCAGGCTGTAAATGCGTAAGTGTATATCCCATGCCCTGCAGTATTCTAAACTCATAACCTTCTGTATCCAATTTTACAAAATCAATTTTATCCATACTATAGCCGTCAAGAGTTTTTGATCTGCGTGTTTGTGCGCCAGGTTGTTCTATAAATTTAGTCTTACCAAAATCAAATTCTGTATAGCCAAATGCTTTATTATCACTTATTGCTTTGTGCGAAATAGTAATATTTCTATGAGGTTTTGTGTTTATACCTAAAAGATTAAAATTGTAATCGTCAGGTTCCCATGCATGAACTTGTTGTACATAGGGAGCAATGCTTATACTATGTGTGCCTATGTTTGCGCCTATATCCAAATACACAGTGTCTTTGTTTACCATGCTTAGTATCTGTTCAATTTCTGGATGGCAGTATTCGCCATAAACTTCTAAACTACGACCAATGCTTGGATCATCTGCATAGTAAGTCATAGGCCCATAACGTGTACTAGTCGTTTTGGTCTTTGTTGGCTGACTCATCGGGCTTCATTGCCTCTTCGTAATAGATTATAATCTCTTTTTGTTGATTGATAAAGCGGCGAAGTTCCGCTACGTTTAGTGCTAAATTTTCGTAATCTTTAACGCTGAGTGCAACAAAAGCCAAGTCGCCATTCTCTGCCTTAAAGTCCTCGATAAACTTTTGTAGGTTTGCTTGGTTGACTACATATACACGGGTGTCAACTAAATCAATTGGCTTTGGTCGCGTCGCTATCGGTACTGTTGTTTTCACCGTTTGCGTCACTACCTGGATTTCCGGCTCCGGCTGGAACCGACTGCAACCACTTAGGAAGAGGACGGCTACTGCCATCAGTGCTACCGGTCTCGCCCATGATTTCACGCCAAAGTTTTGCTGTTGCGCCATTCATACGTCCTTCTAGATTTGCTGCATCTCGTAATGCATCTCCAAGCAAGTCCAATTGACGAAGTTTTTTGCGTAAATTATCTCCATACGCTTCTGCTTCTTGTAACTGTGCTTGCAAGTTTTGTTGTAGTTTTGCGTTATTCGCTGCTTCTGCTCTTAGTGTGTCTATACTTGCTTCACTGGTTTCAATCGCAACTTCTAGTTTAGCATTGTTGTCTCGCAACGTTGCTATTTCTGCTTGCGTTGTGTCGTAGTAATACTTGGCACCGTAACCTGCAATGCCAAGTATTCCTAATAGTGCAATTAATGCATAGACTTTAAACATTTACTCGCTCTTGTAAATTGTCCATGCACCGTACCCAATAGCAATATACGCTGCTAGTTTTGCAAATGGTCCTGCAATAAGAATTACTAATCCCAGTGCAATAAGCATCGCGCCGTCCCATGAGGTACGTTCTTCAATTCTACTGTTAATCCATTTTTTAACCATCTTGATATCCTTTTTCGCTACATAGACTGCAACGACATGCATCGCACACTTTTATAATGTTAAAGCCGCCGTCATAGTCTCGTTCTTCACGCCAATTTGCAGAACCGCAATGACTGTAATCACCACAGTTCTGGCATGTAGTTGGTTTGTATTTTATCTGACTCAAGTTGCCTCCAAGTCTGTTATGCTAGAGCCCTCATGCGATCAACAAGACGTTGTGCTCTATTAGTAACTTGTCTATACCATCCACTGTCAACCATTTCATCTGCAGCATCGTTCCAATCGCGATTATCAACACCACGCTTCATGCCTTTGAACTTGCTTAGTCTTGGACGGCCCATATTAAACATCATATTAGCAACAATCAACTGTACTTCTTCTGGCAAGTCATCAAAGTCTGGATAGAGGATTTGACAATCTCCTAGTACAATTTCACAATCTTGTTGGAAAAGTTCTGTAACACGTTCCTCTGTTACTGGAGTACCGACATCAGCACCATGCTCGGGGTCACTTTCAAGGATAAGATGCCCAATGCCAACAGTAGGCAAACCCAGATGATCCAGGTATACTTCATATACTACGCCTTCGTCAGTCGCGAGATCTTCTTGTAAACGCTCTAAATTCATTGATATCTCCTTTTGTGCGAGGTACTCTCGCTGTGTTCAATATACTTTCAATAGCAATTGCTGCTGTTTTTGTGTCTCTGTATTTCTTTGGACTTAGTGGAATACTTGCTGTTAGTGTTTCTATGCTCATTGCTTGCACTGCATTTTTCTTACTGTCTGGCTTTGCAAAATAAACCATGGTCCAATCTTCTACATCTGTGAGATTGTTTAAATCGCTGATCATGCTCATAAACTTTTGCGGGTAACTGTTACGGCGTTCTGCTTCTACAAATACTATGTAACGACCTTCGCTAATTTCTCCAGCACTAGTCTCTGCATCAATTACCCAGTCATATCCCATTTCAATAAAGTTCTCTAGATCCTGTGCAGCCTGCTTTCCAAATACTTTAAATGTAGCAACAATGACTGCATCATCTTTGCCCATCTTTGGCTTGTACTCGTCGAAGTGTACTGTTGCTTCTATTCGACCTTCAAGGTCTTGTGGATCAAGCGCCATCCTGTTGTTCCTCGTCTGTCTTAACATCCATAAGTTCGCTCTGATCTAAGCCTTCTGCATAAGCATCATCAATTTCTTGTAGATCAACTTCACTGCCTTCAATTTCCAAATATCCATCTTTAAATTCTTTAATAAGTTCGACAGGAAGTTTAACTTTTACTAGCCAAACAGGATCTTCACGCAATTTAGCCTTTTTTGTACCTGGACGAAAATCACTATAGTCTTCAATTTTAATTGGTGTACTAAGTTTGCTTTGCTCATATGTGACTACAGCATTGTAACCAAGCAAACGTTTTGCTCCGTCTGGATCAGGCATTGCTTTTTTGGGCCACATAAATGTTGCCTCTACCCAGTGCTTTTTACGGATAGGACCTTCAACAAGTTCGCCTTTTTTCCAATTTTTAAAAGCATACATGTCTAAACTATCCATAACACGCTCTATGTCCATCATAGTTTCGAGACTGCTCTCACTCATATAAATGGTTTTTGTATTTTTGATGATGTCAACAACGTCCATTACACTATCCTATCGTATAACATATTTATCCATTCTATATGTGCAGACTCAGTAGGATGAGTAGTATAAAACTCTTGTTCTGTTCGCTTTGCCCAATTAAACATGCCTTCATCATGTGCAAACCAGTTAATACTCTGTCTTAGTGTTGTTAAACTAGTATCCATTGGAATATTACAAGCAAACAAACTGTCATCTACGTTTAGAAATGCATATGGAATGTCTTGATTATCCAAATAGTTTTGTAACATAACTATTTCACACCAACTTGTATATAGTTCCCAATACTCTGTCTGTGCTACGTTTTGTACATAACTTTTAGCAAAATCAGTTATACCTGTTGCTTCTGCATTTAATCTGTTTGCTTGTTGTGCTTCAAGAACTGCATCATCTTTATTAAAAAAATGTTCTTCAAATTTGCTGTCGTCATATGTCCAGGGGTTAATACTATACCAGGGTGAATCAATATGTCCAGTATCATATGCAAAACGAAATTCGTACCTATTAGGAAAACTCCACATTACAGCAACAAATAATTCTAAATCCTTGTACTTGTTTACTGCATCCATTACATTGCGCCGTATACTACTATTACTTGCTGCAGGTTTAGCAGTATTACAAATGTTCCAGCCTTTACGCTGTGCAACTAGGTTAGCCCATGCATGTTCCTGACTGGGTAACTCACTTCCATATGTAAAACTATCTCCTCCAGCAATTAATACTGTCATAGATTTTTATCCTCTGCAAAATGTTTTGTAAAGATATGTTTGTCATCTTTAATAAACTGATCCAATGTTCTGCTGTCTAAATTAAAAACACGTTTAAGATCCAGACTTGCATGTGGTGTCCAGTTTTCAGTTACATACCTAGCACCAAGTGTTTTCATTAGTGCAAAATCATGTGTATAGTTTTCCATTGCAGTGTGTGACTTTGCATACTGTGCATTAACAATTTCAGTTACAGGAAATCCATTTGCAATCATAGTATTTGCTACTTGTTCAATACCAAGTTGCACTATGCCTGTGGCATTATAGTTTTTGTAATAGTGCGAACTATCAAGTACACATGCTTCAATCGCAGTTGCTAAACACACAGGATCAAGATAGGGTGCAGTGGCACGACCTCTGTAGTTGTCTAATACACCATTATTGTATTGCTCTGTAAAAATATTATTCATTAGTGGAGCAATATCAAAACTTGTATAGGGTATCCTTGCTTCACGCATAAATGATTCTAGTTGGCTGTGTATAAGCCTCCATGGACCAAGACTGCCTATTTTTACAATGTGTTTGATATTGCTATCCATTGCACTAAGCATAAAACGCTTTGCGTCATCCAGTACAGTTTCAGTTTTAGGCAGTATAAGAAACACAGCGTCACTGTCAAGCAAGTCAGACCAAGTGTCACTATTGCTTATGTCGTAACTAGTGTACAGATAGTCACCTGTAAAATACTTGCCGATCTGGCTGTTACACCCTGTAAATGTTATTTTCATATTTTAAATATAGTATTACTGTTGCTGTTTGCTAGTATTTCTCTAGTACGTTCTGTTTTCAGTCCAGTCATTTGTAGCACTGCACGAGGATGACTGCTTGCATTTGCTGTACAGTGCGGAACATTACTCCAGTCAAATACATGAACTTCTCCTGCACGCCATTTATCATATATGCAGTTTCCATACATATAAAAATGTCCTGGCTTCCAATCATCTAACATTATAGTTATACGCACAATACGCTCCGGATCATCTGGACATCTATCCCATAGTTTATCAATGTGCATGTTAAACATCTGACCAGTCATTTGTATATGTGCTTGCCACTTAACCAAACTAACACCATCACTGGTTAGTTGAAAGTAATCCATCATTTTGTACAGTGTTGGGTAGTCTGACCAATCAGAAAAACTATTTTTATTGGTAAGCATTATGCCTTTTGGATCGCCGCCTGCTTGTGCAATATCATATTCTTCTGCAGATAGCATAGGTGGGTCCTTTTGTTTCTGTGCAAAATGTTTCCGAGTTGCCCAGTTTACTGGATGTGTTGCTTGTACAAGTCTATCACGTTCCTCTTGCCAGTCGCCTTCAAACCTGCCAATTACGTCAAACCAATCGCCTTGCTTATCTTGTATGTTGTTGTCAAAGTGATACTCACTGTGAGCAACAGTCCAATCCCAACTACTAGGATAGTTGTCAGGATTGGCTAATGTTTTATTCCAAATAGTTTGGTGTTTCATTTATTTTACTAGTTCTTGTTTATAAACTGCTTTGATACCAAATGCTTCTGTATTGAATTTTACTAACGTTTGTAAAGCATCTTCTGTTACAAATTTCATCAGTGTATCTATTTGTGCATTACCTGCATCACCTATCATCCAGTCGTACTTACCAACTTTCTTTTGAATCTTTTTAATTGATTCTGGATTAGTTGAAACTTTCTCAAGTGCGGCTACTAGTTTATCGCGGTTAGGGTTGCCTTTGTTTACCCACAATGCTTTTTGCAGTCCATCACGGAAACTTTTTACAAGTTTGTATGCGTCTGCTAGATCGCCTGTTGGATCTGCTTTGTACATTTCTGAAAACTGTTTTTCCATTTGAATACCTGGATAGTTTGGATCATCTGCATGTGTACCGTCAGGCTGTAAAATGCCATGATGGAACCATAAACGTGCCTCGCCTTTGTCAATTACTGGCTGCACATGCTTTTTAAAACTTGCAGGATTTTCACGAGTTCCGTTTAGTTCACCACGCTTAAATGCAAGACGTCTTTCGTTGCCTTTCATTCCTTTGATCCAGTTTACTTTCTCCTTAAAACAAGCAATGTATGCATCTGTATTTGGCAGGTTGCCACACTTTAGCAGTGTTATTGCAATACCTTCTGGGATCTTGCCGCTACCACCACTAAAACTAGTTTTGCCACCATTGTATGGATCGTGATCTCCATGCACTGCAGCGATAATGTTAAGGTTCATAAGTCCAATGCTGTCATAATCTTTGTAGTTGTAATCAACTTGTTCATTAAGAAAACTTACACCATTACCGCCATGACTTACCATAATGGTTTTATCATCAAAACGTAGTTCATTGTGAAACTTATTAAAGCCAGGAATGTCTCTTGCACCACGGATATGCTTAAGAACAATCTTTTCACCATCCAAGTACTTTTCCATTTCAGTAGCAACAATTTGTGCCCACTGACTTGTACCGCCGCCTGGCTTCTGTGGTACAATCATTGTATAATCAGCAAGTGCTGATGTTGTAAAACCTAGCATAAGTGCTAGTGATAGTAAAAATTTACGCATAATCTATTCTTCCTTTTCTCATAATGCTGTATATGAATATTCCAATAATGCACACTATTAGTAACATAAATATTGGTCTTGTTATTAGTGTTTCCACAGTGTAAAGTCCTGTGATCTGAAGTGTAAGTCCTTCAACTTTTTCTGCCAGTATGTAACCAATTAACATAGCAGGTCTACTAAACTTATAATGTCGCATTGTAAATCCTATTACAGAAAATACTGCTAACATTGCAAGGTCTTCCCATCCGCCTGTGTACTGCATACTAGTAAAAATAATCAATCCTAGTAGCACA